AAATCAAGACAATGATTAAAACACAAGTAATAGGACACTTAGGCAAAGATGCCGTAGTTACTAGCGTATTAGGTAAAACAGTAATTAACTTTAGCGTAGCACATACGGAAAAGTTTAAGGATGCAACCGGAGCAGTAAAAGAAAAGACTACTTGGGTAGACTGTTCTAATTGGACCGATAAAACGGCTATAGCGCCTTACTTAAAGAAAGGAACCCAAGTATATGTAGAAGGAACTCCGGACTCTAGAGCGTACTTAACCGCAGACAATAAGCCGGCCTCTAGTATTACGCTAAGAGTTTCTAGTATTCAGTTACTAGGAAGCCCCGAAAAAAACGAAGTAACCAACGCAGAAGGTAAAAGAGAATATGCTCCGAATCCTGCTCCAATAGCAGAAGAGGACGGCGATCTACCTTTCTAATTATTAATTAACTAAACTTTAACGTTATGAAGACGCTATTCGACGAACTAGAGACCGATCAATTTAAATGGTTTAAAGAATATCATAAAGAGAATCCTCAAATCTACGAGTACTTTAAAAGATATACTTTTAAGTCAATAGAGCGCGGGTTTAAAAACTTATCCGCCGAGTTTATTTTTAATATTATTCGTTGGGAAACTCCGGTAAAAGCAAACGGAGACGACTTTAAGGTTAACAATAACGCCAAGCCTTTTTATTCTAGATTATTTATGAAGGAGTACCCCCAATACGAGGGATTCTTTAGAAAAAGATCGAGTAAGGCCGACGAAGTTTATATTTAATTACTATATTTGTTTACGAGTGTTGCAGACTCTTTTAAAACTTCTTGGCCCAAGGTGGCGTAGGTACTGCAACGACCTACAAAACTGCGGGCTATTTTTATTATGGCAATATTTAGAAAAGTTCACGTCTCTTTTTGGAGAGACGAATTTATCGAAGGATTAACGCCGGAGCAGAAGTATTTCTACTTATACCTGCTAACCAACGATAGGACTACCCAATGCGGGATCTATGAAATTACGATCCGCCAAATGTGTTTCGATACAGGTTATAACGACGAAACAATTAAGAAGCTATTAGAATACTTTATAAGCAAAGGACGCTTAATGTACTCCGAGTCTACAAAAGAAATCGCTTTAAAGAATTGGTCCAAGTATAACGACTCAAATAGTCCGAAGGTTAGGGCTTGTATCGATAAGGAGTTAATTAAGGTAAAAAATAGAGTATTGATAGAGTATCTATACAGTATCGATACACATACGCAAGAAGAAGAAGAACAAGAAGAAGAAAAAGAAGAAGAACAATACATAAACATAGATTTTGAGTTTTTTTGGATAGAGTACGACAAAAAGGTAGGGGATAAGCAAAAGTTAATAAAAAAATGGAATAATTTAACGGATGCCGAGCGCGAAAAAATAATGCAGTACTTACCTTCATATAAGCAGTCGGTTCCGGATAAGCAGTTCCGCAAAAACCCCGAAACATTTTTTAATAATAAATCTTGGAATGATGAAATCGTTAGCAGAATTAGTCCCGCAAACAGTAAGCAATCTTACGCCGAGCGTGAGTTCGAGAAGCTTAAAAACCTATGATCTACTAGAGAAGCACGAACTAAAAGTAGTCGACGCCTTAGAAACTATGGCTATAGGTAGATGCTCTAGGATAGAAGTAAAAGAACACTTAAAGACCTGTTTACATTTTAGCGGATGCACTATACCAACGCCGGAAGAATTCGACTTTATGGTAAATTTTATAATAGATAACTATAAAAGATTTTGCCTAAAGGAGTTAGGCTGCGCGTTTGAGTTATACGCTTTAAACAAACTAGACGTAGACAAAGCGATTAAGTTTACTCCTAAATTTGTGGGGGAAGTACTAAGCGCCTACGAAAAGATAAGCGTTAAGGTCCGCAAAAGTATCGTAGTAATAGAGCCGGAGCCTCCGGTTATTGAAATAAGCGACGACGAAATATTAGACTATGTTACCGAGTATTGGAATACTTCTACTCGTAGGAATTACGTTTTACTGAATGAAAAGGCCTTCGATATACTTTGGAAAAGAAAGTTAATTAATTCTACTAACTTAGACAAGGTAACCGCAGAAGCTATAAAAAATAAAATTATAGGTATGTTATCCGCTTCCGATAGTAAGCTAGATAAGGGAAACCTACAAAAGGATCATTTTATTAAAACACAATGCAAGAAGTACGCCTTAATGCTATATTTAAACGGCGAACTATAAACTAATACCGCCTCGAGAAATTTTTAATATTAAAAAAACAAACGTAGTAATTTGGGTACTTGGGGCGGTTACTTTAAACTTAAAATATGAAGCAATTAACTTTTATTTACCAACTTATTAATTTTATACTTATTTCGCTTCCTTTAGCTTTAATGTTATGGGTAACCGCGTCTACCTACTTCGAGGTAAAAAGAATTTTATATAAGAATAAGTTATAATTTTACGAATGACATTAAAGCCGTTACCGAAACTACTAGAGCAGACTCAAAAGGTTTTTAACGCTTATATTCGAAATAGAGACCAAGGGCAGGCCTGCATATCTTGCGGATCTAACCAAGCTAACCAAGCCGGACACTACTTCCCCGTTAAGGGATTTTCGGTCCTACGGTTTAACGAGTATAACGTTAACTTACAATGCGCCGCCTGCAATATGTATAAACACGGTAACCAAGCTATGTATAGAATAGGCTTAGTTCAAAGGATCGGGGAAGAGCAAGTAGTTAACCTAGAACGAATCGCAGTTAACGAAAGGATTAAGAAATGGACTAGGCCCGAACTTTACGAACTAATAAACACTTATAAAAATGGCAAAAGCGACTAACTCGGGTAAAGTAAACTTCGGACGCCGTAAAGGCGGGAAGGCTACAAAAACAAAAGGACCAAAACAAAAACCGACTAAGCCTTACAAAGGGCAGGGAAAATAAAAGTTATGAAAATAGAAGAAATAAGACCTAACCCGTCTAACCCCCGCTACATTAAGGACGATAAGTTCAAGAAGCTAGTAGACTCTATTAAAGCCTTCCCCCAAATGCTAGAGTTAAGACCGCTAGTTATCGACGAAAATAATATCGTCCTAGGTGGCAATATGCGTCTAAGGGCCTGTATCGAAGCAGGCCTTACGGACGTTCCTGTAACGCAAGTAATGAATTTTACTAAGGAGCAGAAGGAGGAATTTATAATAAAGGATAATTCTTCTTATGGCGCTTGGGATTGGGACGTCCTAGGTAACGAGTGGGACGATAAGCCCCTCGAAGATTGGGGACTCGATTTACCTACAATGGACCGAGAAGAGGAGCCGAAAACCGAGAAGGATAATAGCAAAGCAGCGAAGGAATGTCCTAACTGCGGATTTAATCTTTAACTTTGTATTAGCTAGGTGGCGGAATGGTAGACGCAACCGTTAACGGATAAGTTCGTGCAGACGTGTACCTACGGTGTTATATCCCAACAAATACAGGTTCGATTCCTGTCCTAGCTAATATAAAAATATACGAATATGGACATACAAAAAAAGGCAATGATAGAGGCGCTAGAGAAAAGCCTAGGGATCGTAACTACGGCCTGTAAAATGGTCGGTATTGCCCGATCTACTCACTACCTATGGATAAGCACCGACGAGGCCTACAAAGAAGCCGTAGATGGCGTAGCGGACCTTACTTTAGATTTCGTAGAAAGCCAACTGCATAAACAAATTCAAAAGGGCGAAGTTACTTCGACGATCTTCTACCTTAAGACCAAGGGTAAGAAGCGCGGATTCATAGAGAAGCAAGAAATAGAACACTCCGGCAATATGCAAGTAAATTGGGTAGAGGAAAAGACTTACGAAGCTAAAACGGGTTCTTTATAAACTTATGAAGCTAACAATAAAGCAGACTATAGCTTTAGATTACCTAGAGGACGACGTTACTAGGGAGTTACTATTCGGTGGCGGAGCCGGCGGAGGGAAGACCGCGCTAGGCTGCTACTTTCAAATTAAACGCAGACTTCAATATCCCGAAACTAGAGGGCTTATAGGTAGATCGGTCCTTAAGACGTTAAAAGATACTACCTTAGTTTCCTTTTTTCAAGTGGCCAAAATGCAGGGGCTTTATGCCGAGCAGCATTATCGATACAACGCCCAAGCCGGTACTATTACTTTTTTTAATGGTTCGGTTATAATACTTAAGGATCTATTCCAATATCCAAGCGATCCTAACTTCGACGAATTAGGTTCCCTAGAAATTACCGACGCTTTTATAGACGAAGCTAACCAATGTACCGACAAAGCTAGAAACGTAGTTAAGTCGCGTATTAGATTTATGCTAGACGATTACGGTCTAATCCCTAAGAGTCTTTATACCTGTAACCCCGCTAAGAATTGGACCTACTCGGACTTCTATAAGCCGGATCGCGATAACGTATTAGATCCCGATAAAAAGTTCGTCCAATCTTTAGTAGACGATAACGCCAACGTTTCTAAGTATTACAAAGAGAATTTGTTAACTTTAGATAAAGAAAGTAAAGAGCGTCTATTATTTGGTAATTGGGAATACCTTAGCGATCCTTCAAGTTTGATAGAATATGATAAGATTATTAACTGTTTTAGTAACTCCTTTATTCCTACTAGCGATCCTTTCATTACTTGCGACGTTGCTCGTTTCGGTAATGATAGTACAGTTATTGGCGTTTGGTTTGGGTTCCGTGTTAAAATTTTTCGCTACGCTAAGAAAAGCATAGTAGAAGTAGCCGACATAATCAAAGCTTTAATGTTAGAATATAGGGTTCCTTTATCTAACGTAGTGGTCGACGAAGACGGAGTAGGCGGAGGGGCAGTAGATATACTAAAGTGCAAAGGATTCGTAAATAATTCTACCCCTTTAAATAACCCGATTACACACGAAAAGGATAACTTCGATAACTTAAAGAGCCAATGTTATTTTAAATTAGCTGAAAAGGTAAATAACGACGAACTTTATATTCAATGCGACGATTCACATAGGCAGCTAATAATAGAGGAACTAGAACAGGTTAAGCAGAAGTCGGTAGATAACGACGGCAAAAAGGGAATAATACCGAAGGACCGAGTTAAGCAATTAATAGGCAGGTCCCCCGATTTCTCCGATATGCTAGCTATGCGAATGTTCTTCGAGTTTAAGCCTAAATTTGTGGTCGGAGTTTGGTAATTAAAAAATGTTAACTTTGAACAAATATTAATAATATGGGTTTATTAGATTTTTTCTCTAGTAAGAAGAAAGTAAATACTCTTAATCCTATTCTACCTACGTCTTCGCAGGTGGCAATTCAAAAGGGGATAGTTACTTGGCAGGGTGCAAATTCGCAAGAATACGTTAGACTTGGTTATCAAAGTAACGATATAGTCTATTCGATCATTAAGTTAATTACTGATAAGGCTAAACTAGCGCCGCCCCACGTTTACAAAGAAGTAGACGCAGTATCGGCTAAAAGGTTTAAGTCTTTAATGAAGCAGCCGGATAAAATTACTAATTGGCAGGAAGTAAAAGAATTACATAGAAAAGCCTTTGAAATATACGACGGCGATAGCAGACTAAACGAGTTAATTAAGTACCCTAATGAGGAGGACTGTTGGAGCGATTTCGTAGAAGAGTGGATCGGATTTAAGCTTATAACAGGTAACGCTTTTATTTGGGCTAAAATGATTGAAGGCGGAAATAATCAAGGTAAGCCGTATCAATTAATCCCGCTTCCTTCTCAATATATGGCGGTAATTGCAGACGTAGAGTTATTCCCTCCTATTAAGGTAGGCTACCAATTATTCTACGGTAAGTTATGGTCCTTTGATCCTAAAGAAATCCTACAGGATAAATACTTTAATCCGGCTTGGAATGTAACCGGTAACCAACTATACGGCCAATCGCCTTTAATGGCTGCGGCTAGAAACTTAACTAGATCCAACGAAGCTAAGACGGCGGCGGTTGCTTCCTTTCAAAATGGAGGACCTGCGGGCGTTTTATTTATGAAGGATCAAAGATTCGATCCAACTAGCGGACAGGCGCAGGCCCAAGCTTTAAAGACTGCAGTATCGCAAAAAGCGGGCGCAGAAAACTTTAACTCTATCGCGGTTTCTGCTTATGAAGTAGACTATAAGACAATCGGTTTAAGCCCCGTCGAGTTAGATATTATCGAGTCCGAAAAGTGGGATATGAAGGCGCTATGTAATATCTACGGCGTACCTTCTCAATTATTAAACGACGCGGATAATAAGACTTACAATAACCAAATAGAAGGAGAAAAGGCCTTAACGCTTCGTTGCGCTATTCCTTTGTTGGATTCTCTTTACGATAACTTAAATAGAAAGCTTCACTCCGATTGGGGTTATAGAGGTACTAATATCTATATCGGGTACGATATACAAGTCTACCAAGAACTAGAAGCTAATAAGTTAGATCAAACGAATTGGCTAGACAAAGCTTGGTGGATTCCCCCTGCGCAAAAATTAGAAATTATGGGTATTAAGTCTCCGGACTATATCGCTAAAGAAGAGTTAGAAAAACTCTATATCCCTTCTAATTTGCAGCCGGTAGACGATTTTCAACCTTTGCAATTACCTAACGACGAAAATTTATAATAATGGCAACTTTTGTAGAATTCTTAAGCACGCTTTTAGATAGTAAAGAACAGGCTATCGTATGGCATAACCAAACTAAAGGCTACGCAGAACATAAAGCCTTAGACTATTACCAAGACGAAATAGAGGATAGATTCGACGATCTTATCGAAAGCGTAAGCGGGATCTACGGAAGACCGCAAAATTATTCAGTTAATACGTTAAGTAACTATAGCGGAAGCGATCAAGTATTCGAATACTTTAAAGCCCTATATATGTACGTCCAAGAAAACAGGAAGACTATCTATCAAGATTCTTGGATTCAAAATCAAGTAGACGAAATCGCAGCTTTAATAGCTAAAGTTCTTTACCTTTTAACTTTGAAATAATGGAAAACCGTTTCGACAAATTGTTAAACTCTTTAGAAGAGTTAAAGCAAGAAATTAAAAAGACAACCGGAATTAATAGAGCCGGCGTAAACCAAGCTACTAGATTAGTAGGTAACGGATACTATATTAAGCCAAGTTCTTGGAATCCCCCAAGCGCAGAAGAGGAAAACGCTTTTATTGAAGCGGAAGGGATGCCGGCTTTTGGTAAGTGGCACCTAGGAGTAGACGGTAACGTAGATCCAAATTTAAAGGGCCATTGGACCTATATCTATACTAGCGATTTTAAAACAGTAGATCGCGCAGCTTTAATAGCAGTAAGACAAAGAGCAGGCCAACAAAAAGAAACGGCTATATTCGAGGCTGCAGGTAAAATACTAGAAAAATTAGACGCCTAAAATGATTTGGCAAGACTATAAAAAGCTTTATTGGAACGCCTTAAAACAATATTCCCCAACGTTTAAAAAGGAGTTACAACGTCAAGTAGATACCTACTGCGATACGTTAGACTTTAACGCTATTAGTCCCGAAGGGATTAAGAAGACGATAAAAAAACTCCATTTAGCAATGGGTTCTAAAATGGCGTCTATATCTTATAACGACGTAAAGAAAGGAACTAAGTCCGGCCAAGGTCCTTTAGAAATAAAGTCCGCTTTAGTGGATCTATGGTCTTACACTATCTTAACCTATCTAGAGTTAAAAGGCCTAGAAGAGTTAGCAGAAGAAATAACGGACACTACAAAAGAGCAAAT